CTTGCCTACTCTGGCGCGAAGTCAATTCGTGCGGCAATTGAAGGCGATGAAACTTTGGGTGGCACAACCCAATCTTTGACGGTTGCTAGTGCCGCAAACATTTCTTCGGTAAATGTGGCTGATCAAGATTTTTTGCAGGTCGCTTTACAAGTAACGGTGAATGGGTAAGATGGTGGGCATGGCACAGTTCAAAGTTGTTTCATCCCGTCTTGTTGGTCACGCTCAGGGTTCACTTGTGAGCGAAGCACAACTTGACGGTGCTAACATTGCCGCGCTGATTGAAGCAGGTCATATTGCTGAAATCGGTAGCAAGCCTTCCAAATCCAAAGACACAAAAGAACAGGAATAATCATGGCAATCATCGCTTTCAAGAATGTGGATTTCACCGTGAATGGTGTGAACCTTAGTGACCGCATGAATGCGGCAACGCTCACTTATGAGATTGAACAGCAGGATGCAACCGTGATGGGTGGCAACCGCGCATTCGTCGGCGGTATTCAGAACAACACTTTGGAAGTGACTTTGTATCAGGATTTCGCCGCGAACGAAGTGGAAGCCACAATTTTCCCGTTGGTTGGAACTACCACCACCGTGACGCTTCGCGCAGGTTCGCAGGCAACTGCCGCAGATAATCCGCTCTATACAATCTCAGGTGCGTATTTGGCTTCGCATACGCCGATTGCGGCAAGCGATGTTGGTGCAACTTCGCCAATTACGCTGACCTTCACGGGCGGCACTTTGGTCAAGACCACTTCCTGATTGATTTACATTCAAAACTAGAAGGGAATTGAAATGCAAATTGATTTGCGTGTTTCGTTTATCAACGGTCAATCCACAGATGTTGATGCTGTGTTTGCCGACTTTATTGCGTTTGAAAAAGAACGCAGGCGTAGCGTCGTGCGCTTGGATGCCGATATGCAACTAACCGATCTCGCATGGTTGGCTTGGCACGCTGAAAAGCGCATGGGGAAAACCACTTTGAAGTTTGAACCTGATTGGGTTTCTACTGTAAAAAGCGTGGAAGTGCGTGCGAATGATGCAGGTGAAATCCCTTTGGACAGCAAGTAAGCGACAAGAATTCTGCGCATTGGCAGATTGCCGCGCTTGCTTGCGAAACAGGAATTGCACCACAGCATTTGATTGATGCTGGCGATCTGATGATTGATGCGATGTTTGATTATTTGAAGCATCGTGCGGAAAAGCAACGACAACGAAGGTAGTACGATGGGCGCACTATGGCAGAAAATTTCAACCCATCAAAGCGCAACTTCTTTCAGCACGATGTGCGTATTGATGTTACGGGATTGAAAGACACCCTTGCCGAATTGCGCAAATATGATAAGGAACTTTACAAGAAGGTAGCCGATGAATTGAAGGGAATCGCTCAGCCTTTGGCGGCAGAAGTCGGGCGTTCATTTCCAATGGTTTCCCCGTTGCAACGCTGGCACATTGAAGGCGAGCGTCGCGGCAAATCACGAATGCCACCATATAACCCTTCTACTGCGGCGCGTGGCGTGAAGCCGATTGTTTACACAGGAAACCGTTTTGTTGGGAAGAATGTTGGCATCCTGCGTTTGCAACAGATGGATGCGGGCGGGCAGGTCTTTGATGGTGCTGGATCGCAATCGCCGCGTGCAGGCATGGTGCAGAACTTGGACAAGCATCGTGCAGTGAAGTCGGCGGGTGGCGGTTTTCGTTCGCGTGTGATGTACGGTGCAACGAAGCGCGGCTTGCCACAGATTGAAGATGCCATCAATAAAGCCATTGAGAATTTGAATACGATTGTTGTGGCACGAATTGTAAGCGGGTATTGACAATGGCATTAGGCATCAACATTGTTTCGGGCTTTGATGGTCGCGGTATTGAAAAGGCTCTCAAAGAATTTGCGAAACTTGAAACAACAGGACAACGCGCACAGTTCGCGTTGCAGAAAGCCGCGTTGCCTGCGGCGGCGGCATTGGCTGGTTTGGGGTTCGCGGCTGTAAAAGCAACACAGGCGGCGATGCAAGAACAGCAAGAAATGACGGTGCTTGCATCCACCTTGCGACAGGTAACGGGTGCATCACAGGCAACGATTGATGCAAACGAAAAGTTCCTTGCGTCTATGCAACGGGCAACGATTTACAGCGATAGCGATATGCGCCCTGCGTTGGCTTCGCTGGTTCAGGCAAGCGGCAATTTGGCACGCTCGCAAGAAGATTTGCAGTTGGCTATGGATATCGCCACCGCAACAGGTATCCCACTTGTGCAGGTAGCCGACAGTTTGGGTAAGGCGTATAACGGAAATTTCAAATCATTGAAGGCGTTATCACCTGCGATTGCAGACAACATTCAAGAAGGTCAATCACTTGATCAAGTATTCCAAGAACTGACCAACACATTCGGTGGTGCTACTGCGGCGGCTACGGATACAGCCGCAGGAAAGATGAAGCAATTGCAGAATCAGATGGCTGACTTGCAGGAAAGCATCGGCATGACTTTGCTTCCCGTCGTGGAACGCATCGTGCCAATCTTCGCATCGCTGGCTGATGCGGTGAGCAATAACCAAACCACATTCCTTGTGATCGTTGGTGCTATCGCGGCGTTCTCTGCGGCAATCGTTGCCGCGTCTGCGGTGGTAAAGGTTCACACCACCTACCAGAAATTGATGAAGATTGAAACGCTTGCCAATAGTGCGGCGTTCAAAGCGGCAGGTACTACGGCTGTCGGGTTCGGTACTGCGCTTGGCGGGTTGATGATTGCGCAAACCCTTGCACCGCTAATCAACAATTTGACAGGTGCGACAGGTCGCGCCGAAACCGCATTCAAGAAAACAGGTGCGGCAATCAATGATTTCAATAAGGACACAGGAACATCGCAGGAAGTCTTGACCGAATTCATCAACACCGCGCAGGCTGAACTTCGCAAGTTTGATCCGATGGGTGCTATTGGTGATGTCGCTACCTTCAAAAGTTTCGGTAGGGAATTCCAACTTGTTGCAGGCGATATCAAACTTGACATTGAAGTGATGGATAAAACCTTCAAAGGTTTTGCGGATGCTTCGCCTGAATATGCGCAAAGCATTGTGAATGCGATGAAGGCACAGTTGGCTATCACCGACCCGACCAGCCGCGCCTATAAAGATTTGCAGGATGCGATTGCCCGCTATGAAGGACAACTGCGAACGGCTAAGGGCGCACAGGATGCATTGAATGGGGCTATCGCAAACACGCCCCGCGTCATTCCTTTGACGGGTGCATTGGCGCGTTTGGAAAGTCAGACACAACGCGAATTTATTGCACGCCAAGCATCCGCAAACGCACTGCAAGATTGGAATTCAAAAGCGACTGCGGCATTTGGTGCGGCATCCAAAGCCGCCGAATCTACGAAAACAGCAAAAGAAAAGTTAGAAGAATTCACGGGCGCATTGCGTGCGAACTTTGATGCGCAACGCTCGCTGACCAGCGCACAACGCAACAAGATCTCAGCAGATAATGCTTTGAAGTCTGCGATTCAAAGCACCGCCAAAGCACAGGACTATTTCAACAAAGTATCCAAAGGGTTTGCGCGTGACAGCAAGGAAGCCATTGATGCAACAGAACGCTACGAAGATGCAACCCGCAGATTGCGTGACGCGAACATTCGTTTGCGTGATGCCACAGAAAGTCAGACGGATGCAGAAAAGGAACTTATCCGCCTACGCCAAATCACCGCCAATGCGGAAGATGTTGCCGATGCCGAACGCAATTTGGAACGATCAAAGTATCGGGTTGAGGAAGCGAACTTTGCAGTTACCGATGCGGAAGCGAAGTTGGCTGAATTGCGTGCCGACCCGAAAGCATCTGCGATTGATATCCGTCGCGCCGAAATTGATTTGGCGGAAGCAAAGTTGGCTGTCAAGGACAGTGTTCGTGCGGTGGCTGATGCCGAAGCCCAACTTGCGAATGAAGTCAATCGGAAGGCAACTGCCGAAGAAATCGCTGATGCTGAACGGGATTTGCAGAAAGCCAAGATGCAGGTTGCCGACGCTACGGAAGAAGTGGAAGATGCAACCAAGAATGAGATCGTCGCACAAGCATTCCTGAACGAAATCCTGTACGGGGCGAAGGAAGGAACGGATGCCTACCGTGATGCGTTGGATGAATTGACGCGGGCTAAGGAATCAGAAGAAGGTGCGCGTCGCGCTGTTGCGGAAGCAATCTTGGCTGAGGCGGAAGCAACCCTTTCGTTGGCTAAGGCGATTGATGAATTGAATACGGTGCAAGCCAAGACACCAGCAGGGATCGTGCGTCGTGGTCAGGAACAACTTGCTGGAATTAGCACAGCGAATCCAGCGTTGGCAATGTTGAATGATTCTGGTTCTAGCGCAAACAATGTCACGAATATGAATTTCACGGTCAATGCTGGTGTGGGTACAGACAAAGACGAAGTTGCACGCTATTTCTTGGATGTAATGAAAGGCTATGAACGCGCCAATGGTTTCCTGCCGCTAACAGTTCAGAATGTTGTAGCGATTTAGATTTATGGCAACAGTAACGGCTTGGGGTGAAACGCTCACCGTATTGATGGAAATCGGTTTCCCCGTCAATGTGTTCACTTTGGATAGTGCAACCGATGGCATTTTGAATAGTGACTTTTTGGATGGCACTTTATTGGGTGACGATGTTGCGGCATACATTCAAGACATTCGTATTACACGCGGCAGGCAAGATCAACTAGCGAACTTTTCTGCGGGTTCATGTTCGGTCACTTTGCTGAATAACGATAGAAGGTTTGACCCGACGAATGAAAGTTCACCGTATTGGGATTCGGTGCTTGGTCAATCTGGTGTGACACCGCGCCGCAAAGTTACTGTGAAACTTGGTGATGAAACATTGTTCGTTGGGCGGATTACCGACATTGATCTTTCCTATAACACAGGCAAATCATCTGACATTTCTACGGTGACCATCAACGCGGCGGATGATTTCGTGTTGCTTGCCAATGCTTCTACATCACAGGACAGAACACCAACACAGGAACTTTCGGGTGCGCGTCTGGATTACCTGTTGCAGTTGCCTGAGATCGCCTACACAGGCACAACGGATATTGATACGGGTACAGCCACATTGGGTGCATACCAAATTGATGCCAATACAAATGCTTTGCAATATGCACAAGCAATAGCAGAAAGTGAGCAAGGCTATTTCTTTGTTTCTCGCGACGGGAAACTAACTTTTACCGACAGACTAAGCAAAGCATTTGCTACTTCGGTAGCCGATTTTTCTGATGCCGCTGGAAATGAAATCAAATACCAAACACTTTCCGTGCTGTACGGACAAGAATTTTTGTATAACAAAGTTCTCGCAACCCGTGAAGGTGGCACACCGCAGATTGCAAATGACGCGGGAAGTCAAACCGAATACGGAATCAGCACCCTGAACTTGTCTGGTTTGTTGCTGGCAGATGATACTTCCGCGCAGAATTTGGCTAATGAACTATTGGAACTGTACGCACAACCCGCATACAGGTTTGATGATATGTCGCTATTGGTTTCGTCATTCAGTTCCCCTTCGCGGATTGCGTGCAATCGGTTGGAACTTGGGGATACCGTCACGGTTGAACGCAACTATCAAACAGGATCGCCCGCACAGGTCATCAAATATCAGACCGTTGAACGGCTAAGCAGGGTAATTACACCGAATGTTCACAGGCTGGAAATTGCTATGTCGGATGCCTACATCATCTATCCGTTCGTGCTTTCGGATTCGGTATTTGGCGTATTGGATGCAGATAATGCGCTCGCCTAGTTGCTATGATTGCAGACCGATAACCCAAAGGCAGGTGTGAAAAGTGGCTGGTGCAGGCGCAAAGTTGTTTGTTTCGGGCGATGTGCTGACAGCCGCGCAGGTGAACACTTTTTTGATGGATCAAACCATTATGCGTTTTGCGACAACTGCGGCACGCGATGCGGCATTTGGTGGTGTTGGTGAACCGACACTTGCGGAAGGAATGTTTGCTTATATTGATGCGGATAATAAACTTTATTTCTATGATGGTTCAGCGTGGAATTTGTTTTCATCAGGTGTCACTAATGACGATGACCAATTAGTATTAGCGGCATCAATTTTTTCATAGGAAGGCATCATGGCAACATACAGCAAAATCAAACTAAGCGGTTCTACCGATGGCAAACTGATCAAAGTTGCCGCAACCGCTACTGCGGGAACGACGATTCACACAGGTTCTTCCACCGCCACAACCATTGATGAAATTTGGCTGTATGCAGTCAATAGCGACACGACAGATAGAAAATTGACGATTGAATTTGGTGGTGTATCTGCACCTGATGATTTGATTGAACAAACGATTACGGCTGAAAGCGGTTTGATTCTTGTTGTTGCTGGTCTGATTATTGTTGGGAATGCGACACCACTTGTTGTTCGTGCGTTCGCGGCTACTGCGAATGTCGTGATGATTGGCGGGTATGTCAATCGCATTACTGCTTAGGTTGATTGATGCCTGACTATATAAAAAACAGATCAGGGCAATCATTGGCAACTACGCTTGCCCCGCGTTCGCGTCGTTCTTCTAGCGGTCAAATCAACGAACTGTGGCAAGGTCAAAAACCATTGCCAACACAAGTTGAATGGCTGGTGCTTGCTGGCGGTGGCGGCAACAACAATGATCGTTGCGGTGGTGGTGGTGCAGGTGGCTACCGTTCTTCAATTAGCGGTGAAAATTCTGGTGGCGGTGCTTCTGCCGAAAGTCGTTTTGTTCCTGCGCTTGGCGTGACTTACACGGTAGTAGTGGGTGGCGGTGGAACAGGTGAAGCGAATGGTTCAAATTCTTCTTTGTCTGGAACAGGATTGACCACGATTACTTCAATTGGTGGTGGTTACGGAAGTCAATCAACAGGGCAAAGCGGCGGTTCTGGTGCTGGTGGCGGAAATGCCAATGGTGCTGACTTCGCAGGTGGTGCAGGAACTACGGGGCAAGGTTTCGCGGGCGGCAATGCAATCAACACGGGGAACAATGCTCGCGTCGGTGGTGGTGGCGGTGGTGCGGCGGCGGCTGGAACGAATGTGACGGTTTCGGGAGATGTTTATACCGCAGGTAGTGGTGGCAATGGTGTTCAGTCATCTATCACGGGAACTGCAATTTATCGTGGTGGTGGTGGTCGTGGCAAATGTGGCGATGAAGCCGCTGGAAAGTCATGTGGTGTTGCGTCTAACGGTCTAGGCAATAACGGTGCAAATCTTGGTGGTGGTGCTGGTTTCGGTAGAACTACCGCAGATAGCGGTGTTGTCATCTTTCGTTTCCCGACAACAAAGCGTGATGCGGTTGTAACGGGTTCGCCAACACGCACCGTTTCGGGCGGTTTTATCATTTATCAGTTCACGGGCAATGGAAGCATCAGGTGGAAGTGATGGCACACTTCGCACGCATTGACGAATTCGGGATTGTTCGTGAAATCAATGTAATCAACAACGCAGTTCTTGGTGATACGGATTTTCCCGAAAGTGAACCTATTGGGCAGGCATTTATTGCTTCATTGGGTATTGCTGGTGAATGGAAGCAAACAAGTTATTCGGGTTCATTCCGTTCGGTTTATGCTGGTATCGGTTATGCATATGATTCCGTCAAGGATGTGTTCATTGCGCCAATCGCATCACAAGAAAATGGTGAATCTGTTTAGATTGAAATCACACTTTGCGTGATTCAACGCAACGATATGAAATCGGTTTGCGTAACTGTTGAAATAGATGCATGTGGTTTTTGCGTCGTTGTATGATTCTTGTTCCGTTGTTATTTGTGTTGTGGGCTAACCGTGTGAGCGCGGAAAGTTATGACTTGGAATGTATCCAAGCGGATACTTCGGTTGGTGATGCGTGGTTGTGCAAACGCGATTGGGATGGTTCGCGTATTTCTGATGATCAACGCAAGTCGGTGAATGTTCTTGTAGTTTCTTCGTTGATGTTTCCGAAGGGGCGAAAGCGATGATGGTTGTGAACTTCGGTGAATATGTAAAGGAAAACGCTTGGACTTGGGCGGGTGCTGTTTATCTTCTTCTAACTTTGTCGGGTGCTACTTTTGTGCAAGCCGCTTTGGTGACTTTGATAACTATCGTGGTGCATGGTGTTTTGACTTTGAAAGGTGATGATGATGGCAAAGACGGTTGAGATTGGGCAACGGATTGTGGCGTTGTTTTTGACGAATGCATTGGGTGTGATTACGGGTGCGGCGATCATTGCGCCAGAATTGGAAATTTGGAAGTCGGCTTGTATTGCTGGTGGTGTCGCTGTTTTCAAGGTTGGCGAACAGTTGGCGAAGGCAAGTTTGGATGGCACTTTGACGAAGGCTGAAATTGATGCGGCGTTTGGTGGTTCGGCTGTAAAGGCGAAGAAGGCACGGAAGGTATCTGCGAAATGAGCCGACCCTATACAGGTACGAATGACGGTATTGCGAAGGGGAAGCGGGCAGGCACGGAAGAATTCGTGCGGCAGATGGCGTTTCTTTCTGATGGCGCGTTTTGGAATAATGGAACTTTTCTGGTCAGGAAGATGAAGGGGAAGGAAAGTCTTTCGGTTCATGCGACGGGTCGCGCTATGGATGTGTCCTATCGGAATATGCGTGACGGTAAGCGCGGCAAACCAAACGGTAGGAAGATTGCAACTGATTGGTGTGACATTCTGAGCAAGAACGCTCAGGTGTTGGGGGTGGAAATGATTATTGATTACGCATTCGGGAAGCATGGTCGGGCGTATCGTTGCGATAGGGATGCGTGGCAGACCTATGACAAGCCAACGGTGACGGGCGGCGGCAATCCTGCATCGGATTGGTTGCACATTGAGATTTCGCCGCGTCTTGCTGATGATGCTGAGAAAGTGAAGCGCAAGTTCCGTAAGGTGTTCTTGGGTGAAGATGACGGTGAATGATGGATGCGGGTGTTGCGGCTGTTCTGGTTGGTGTGATTACTGCCATCGGTGGAATAGTTGTGGCGGTTATTCAGTTGGTTGGTTTGCGTCAGGAAAACAAGGCTGATCATGCTGTTGTGCAAGGTCAATTGGCGAGCATTCTGAATTCGGTTTTCAGGGTTGATAGTAAGGTTGATGGTGTTACCGACAGGCTAGATAGACACATTCAGGAACATAACGAAGGGGCTTTTAGTGGGGTTGTTGAACAACGAAATTCAGAATGAAATTGGGGACAAGGGAAAACCAAATACGCGCTTGTTGCAGGAAATCGCGGATGCGCTTGCGGCTGATGACCGCAAGGATTTTGTGGATGCGTTGCATGACAAAAGCATTTCGGCGCAGGTCTTGGCAACGGTTTTGAAGCGTCGCGGTTTTGTTGTTTCTAGTTCTACGATTTCGCTGTATAGGCGTGGGGGGTTGTCCTATGAAGTTCGCTGATGAATTGCAATCGGAAACACAGGAAGAAGTTTCCATTGTCAGGTTGCGTCGGGAACGCGATTTGGCGCGGCGTGAGAATGAGCGTTTGACGCAAGCGGTTGATGAAGCAAACAAAATCATTCGGATCATTGAAACTGCGAACGCTAGTGAGATTGAACCGCCGCATTGGTTGTCACCCGCGAAGCCGCGTTCATCTGCGGCGATGCTTGTGGCGTTGTTGTCGGATACCCATTTTGATGAAGTGGTGAACCCTGATGAAATGGAAGGGTTGAATGCGTATAACCGAACGATTGCGAAGATGCGCTTAGAACGATGGGCGAAGGGTGTTGTGAAGATGGCGCGTCACTATTTGGCTGGCGTGAAGTATGACGGAATCGTTTTGATTTTGGGTGGCGACATTTTTTCTGGTGACATCCACGAAGAATTGAAGGATACGAATGAAGCAACGATGTTGGAAAGTTGTTTGTATTGGTCGGAACAAATCGCGGGTGCTGTTGGTTTGTTGGCTGACGAATTCAAGAAGGTGCAAGTGGTCAGTGTGGTGGGCAATCATGGGCGCACTACCCGCAAGCCGCGTATGAAGCAACGGGTGGTGACGAACTTTGATTGGTTGCTATCCAAGATGGTTGAAAGATATTTTGCTTCCGATAGTCGGGTGTCGTTTCTGATTCCTACTTCGGCTGATGCGTTCTTGAAGATTTATGAACACGGTCATTTGATTACGCATGGTGATCAGGTTCATGGGGGTGGCGGTATCGGTGGCATCTATCCGCCCATCATGCGGATGCGTGCGAAGAAGGAACACAAGTATTTGCAGACGGGTCAAAATTTCCGAACACTTTGGATGGGTCATTGGCACACTTATCTTTCAACGCCGCATCTGATCATCAATGGTTCGCTGAAAGGGTGGGATGAATTCGCCGCAATCATGGGTTTCGGTTTTGAAGTACCACAGCAAGCACTTGCAATCGTGACACCTGAACGGAACATCACGGTGCAAGCACCGATCTTTTGTCAGGACAGGAAGCGTGAAGGCTGGTGATGTTGTGCCAATGCAAATTGCGTCGGTGGGTTATTACTTGCGAAGGTGCTGATGAAGATGACGACGATTGAGCATTCGCGTGTTCTTGTTGTGTGGCATGATGCGCACGCAATCAATGAAGGTAGTTGGTGTGATGAAGCGGATATTGATTCTGATCCGTGTGTTGTTGAAAGTGTTGGCTGGTTGTTGGCGGATAAGAAGCAGGGTCATGTTGTTATTGCGCAGTCAATAACGAATGATGGAAGTTTGGACAGTGTGCTTGCGATTCCTGTTGGGATGGTGCAGAAGGTTGTTGTGTTAGGTTTCTAGTGCGCGATGTTCCCCCCTTCGGCATTGCGTCGGGTGCGGGTGTTGCACGCAGATTTTGTGCGTGCGCACCCGTTTCCTGATTTGGTCACAACTAACTTTTTGTAAATTTTTTTGGTGGCGTAGATATTGGGGTTGGCGAAAACATTTTTTGAATATGCATCTTTTCTGGCTGTTTTGGGGGTGTTTTGGATTTGTGTGCTTGGTGGCATCCGATATACTTGAATCATCGGGATAAGGAACACCCGATGGAAAAGGGAACAACATGACAAACGAAATAAGCAACCTGAAAAAAGGTGACACGCTTTATTGGAAGCGAATGCCACAAGGCGTGTTCACCTTCTTGACGATTGATCGCGACGGTTCACTACACATCGTCGGCGGTGAACGCGGGTACGCACGCAACGGACACAACGCACTTCAAGATGATGTGTCGTTGCTTCCGTTTGATGGTGGCAAAGAAGCAATCATTGCATGGTGCAGGAACAACATCTTCGCAGAAGTCACCGTGAAGGAACTTGCAACGATTGGTGAATGCTCAGAAGCAACGGTGCGTGCGCTCATCAATGACAGACGCGACATCTTCCGAAAGTCGGAAGGTCGCAAGTATGAAGTGCGCGATCCAAAGTCAGACAGACAGCACGACAAGTAATCAACAACCAACAACATCATCGGAAGGAACGACGATGGCAACGAAACAAGCAAGATGGAAATGCCCACAATGCGATGCGGGGATTCTCGCACCGACGAAACCGCGAAAGGATGATGTGCGCCGATATTGTCTGCCATGTTCATCCAAGAACGGAAGGTTGGTGGAACGGATTGCACCTGCGTTGGAAGCGAAGCGTGAACAGCGTGCGGCAAGTACCCGCGAGAAGGTACGCCAGAAGCGTCAGGTTGCACGCAGACGCGCCGAACCAGCCAAGTTGCAGGAAAGGTGCGACGCAATCCGCGAACGCATCATTCACGCCGAAGCCGAACGCATCTGGAAGTTGATGGCGGATTGGCATAAAGGCAAACCACTTCCACGAATTGAACTTGTGCGCGGGCGCGATTGGGGGCGCACAGGCGGTCATGCATGGTGGTCAAGCGGCAGGATTCAGGTTCGCATTGATCCAACACAGAATGAATGGCGAAGCAAATGGACATGGGCAATCTTGGCGCATGAACTTGCCCACATTGCTTGTCCTGCAATCCGTACGGAAGGAAAGAACCGTGACCCACATCACCGAATGTTCTATTACTGCCTGCGGCATACATGGCAGAAACGATGGAAGTGCGAAATCAACTTTGTGGAAGTAAAGCGATGGGGGTACAGCGTTGATCGCATCATTGAAAAGCAGGGGTGGAAGTTCGTGCAGTTTGAACTTCCAAACCCTGTAACACCCCCAACACAAGATGTAATCAACAACAACACGGAAGGGAAATAGCAATGAAAAAAACCTATATCACTTGGCGCATCAAACACGCCACCGAAGAAAAGTGGTTGCACCGCGATACGCGAGATGGCATCGCAGTATGGGGTGAATATGCCGATGCAAAGCGATACAAGAAAGCCGATGCGCTTGCATTGGCAATCTTCTTCGGCGGCATCGCATTCAAAGGGGGGCAGTGGTAATGGAATTGATTATCAAACCAACAGACCGCACCGAATGGTTGGCGCAACGCAAACGCACACCCGAAGGATTGGTGTCCTTCGGCGGAAGCGATGCACCGATCTTGATGGGCGCATCACAGTTCCGCACACGCGGCGACTTGTTCGTTGAGAAAGCAACGATGCAAGTGAATGAGCAACCAGCCACCAGCGCGATGACCACAGGCAATTACGCCGAAGCGATGTTGCTTCAATACGCATCCGACAAGTTGGGTACGAAGTTCATCACGCCGCAATCCCTGTATCGTGATGGTCAATGGCTGATCACCGCCGATGGTGTGGACAATGAATCCGCACCCGCAGTATGCGTGGAATGCAAGACCACTTCGCGCTATGCCATCCGCGATATTGAAGATGTGCCGCCGATGTATCTGTGGCAGATGTGGGCGCAACAAATGGTTCTAGGTTGCCCTGTGTTTTTGTCGGTGCTGGATCGCGATTTGAAACTGTCGGTGATTGAATGCCCGACGAACACGGATGCGTTTAGCGCGTTGCGTCTGGAAGCAGAAGTGTTTGGTGAATGGGTGTTGCGTGGCGAACCGATGCCTGATGACATTGACAACTTTTCTGCTGAACAGATTGCAACGCTTTTCAAGGTTGAACCACGAACGGTTGAATTGGGCGGCGATGCTTTGATGTGGATTGAAGCATTGAATGATGCACGCAAGTTGAGCGCAGAAGCGGAAGCACTTGAAAAGGATGCCAAAGACCATCTTGCACGGATGCTGTTGGATGCGGAAGTGGGAACGGTCAATGGTGAAGTTGCTGTGACATGGAAACAGCAGAAGGGTCGCGCAACAGTTGATGTTGCACGAATGCGGGCAAGTCATCCTGACTTGGTTGCACAGTATGAAAAAGAAGGATCACCATTCAGGGTGTTCCGCACAACGAAGGGAAAAAAGAAATGACATTTGAACTAGACGGATATCTAACCGTTGCAGAACGGATTGCACAATTGAAAGCGAAGTATCCAGAAGCGGTGCTTCGCCCATTCAATCCAGCAGAACCATTCACCATCAAAGAAATCGGTGGCAAGGAATTCATTGTGTATGTAGCCGCTTGCTACAAGACACCCAATGATCCAATGCCAGCAGTTGCGGTTGCGATTGAACCGTGCGTGCCAAAGTCAAACTTCACACGCGACAGCATGGTGATGAACGCAGAAACATCTGCGTGGGGCAGGTGTATCATGGCGGCACTTGCGTGCGATACGACAGGCAAGATTGCATCAGCAGATGAAGTGCGCAATCGTCAGGATGGCGACCAGCAAATTGCAACCGTCATCAAAGCATTCCCATCTGCAAGGCAGGAAGTTGCCGCAGGTGGCAACAATGCAAATCGTTACATCACGCAGAAGCAAATCGGTTTGCTTGGCAAACTGACACGCGAACGCAACATGAACAACGATGACCTTCTTGCATACATTGCGAACTTGATTGGTCGCGATTTGGGTGGCAAGTTGTCTGATCTGACCAGCAAGGAAGCATCAAATGTGATTGGTGCTTTGATGAATGGTGAACAGCCAGCACCGCGCACGCCTGCGCCAGCAGATGAAGAACCTTTTTGATGGCGATACAAGCGTGGCGTGACGAAGCGCGATGTGTTGGTGTTCCATCTGATGTGTTCTTTCCTGACGCATTGAAGGAAACCAGATTTGATGCCGCATTGAAATTGTGTTCCGAATGTTCGGTGACAGATCAGTGTTTGAATTTGGTTATCGGCTTGGATGATGTTGATGATAAGTGGGGCGTGTTCGGCGGCATGACCCCACGACAACGACGATTGGTGCGATACGAAATTGAACGCGGGCAATCGCTCGCTGACGCAGTGAAGGTGGTGAAGAATGTCGGGCGATCCAAGAAAGGGTGAATGCGAAGGCAGACGCGACAATTGCAAAGTTGATGGATGTCCTTTGTTTGGCACGCTAGGCAAACCAGCGCGTGACGGTCAGCGACGCATCAAAGGATGCGGTGATGCTGTTGCGCGTGGCAGACGCTCACGAAGGAAAGGATTGAAGAAGCAACGCGACGCACGCAAAGCGTTGGGTGTTGCCCCATCGCACAAGTTCGGTGACGCGAACGAAGAACGGTGGAACGATCCAATCTTTGCAAACGAAGTGAAGTCAGGGAAACAAATTCAGCCTGCGGTGACAGCGTGGTTGCGAATTGAAAAGCAGGTGCGTGGCAACGAAGCGGATTTCGGTTCGCTTCGCAAACCGTGTCGCGCTGTGTTGATGCCTGATGATTGGGGTAGTGAAGGATTGGTGATGGTGCGTTTGTCTGTGTGGCGTGATTATGTTGCGCCTGCGCTCGCAGAGTATTACGGGCAGGGCGAATGACCGCGTTTGATTATCGTGCGGCGTTCGCATTGGGTCATTCATATGCAAGTTATGTCACCGATCGTTTGATTGATGTTGGTGTTGATGCTGATTTGCAACCGTTGGAATATGCAAAGGATGAAGCGGATAGGCGCAGATTTACTTTGCACGAAAAGGATGTGATGACTTCGGCTGGTGTGCTTGAAGTCAAATCATCTAGCCGCGTCTTTTCCAATGATCCAAATGATTATCCTGCGCCAACTTTGATTGTGGACACTTATCACGGTTTTCATAGCAAGGTTCGTAAGCCGATTGCCTATTGCATGGTTTCACAGGAAACCAAAGCGATTGTTGTTGTGCCTGTGTCATCACAGCCTTCGTGGTGTGTGCAGAATTTGTATGACAAGCACCGAAAAATCTATGATGATTTTTTGATTGCAGATAAGCGCGTGTTGCGTTCGTTTGAAGATTTGATTGAATGGCTAAGGGGGAAACATTCGTGATCGTTCGTGGCGCACGAAAGACAACCAATTTCACCATCATCGGGAACGATGTGTTACGCGACAAGCGGCTTTCATATCGTGCGCGTGGGCTGTTGGCTTGCGTGTTGTCTCGCCCTGATGATTGGCGTACTTCGGCTGACAGTCTTGCGCGTGAAGGTTCAGAAGGTCGGGCGGCGATACTTACGGCTTTGAAGGAATTGGAAACCGCAGGCTATTTGGTGCGCACACGCATTCAGGATAAGCAAGGGTTGTGGCGCACAATCTCAACTGTCTATGACGAACCGCAGACAGGATGCGCAACCGAAGTTCAGTTTCCGAATGTCGGTTCACCGAACTTCGGTTTCCGCACTTCATTAGAAGAACTAGATACGAAGAAACTAGATATTGCGCCAGAAGCATTTGAAGCATTCTGGATCGCATACCCACGCAAGATAGCCAAACGCGATGCACATAAGGCTTGGCAACAAGTGATGCGTGCAAGTGATGCGCCAACAGTGGAAGCGATCATGGCGGCTGTTGAGCGATACAAGACCACACAGAAAGACAAGAACTACATCGCTTATCCTGCGACTTGGCTTCGTGCAGGTCGCTGGTCAGACGAAGTGGAAAACAACTACGATGGTAAGCACGAAAGGGAACGGGAAGTGTCCCCGACGGTGGCACAAGCACAATCGTTTGCGGCGGCTTACTTTCATACGCGCCGCAGTTTGGATGATTTGAAATCAGACATCGGGCATCGTGAACCTGAATATCAGGAAGCGGCGATTGCTTGGTTTGAACACATGAAAGCAGGATGATATGAAATTCCTTGCAGGTTTGTTTTTCGCAACTACCGCTTCGTTTCTGATTGCGCTTGGCGCAACTTCGCAAGCGGTTGCACCTACTGCAACTGTTCCCAAAAGTGTTAGCACTTTGGCTAACACCACGACGACAACAACGGTTGCACCGTTGATCGTTGATGGTGACGCGAAGTGTGGTCAATGGTGGTCGGTTGCTGTTGCGGCTGGTTGGGATGAAAAAGATTTGCGTGATTTGGATGCTGTGATGTTTCGCGAAAGCCGATGTGATGCAACACAGGTAAATGCGAGCGACCCCAACACGGTTGATGGTGTGAAAGGTTCTGTTGGTTTGACGCAGATAAATGTTTTTTGGGTTCAGCAAACGAAGTATTATCCGAATGGATATCTGCAAACGGTCAGCATTGTTTCTGGTGTGCAGGATTTGTTTGATCCGTTTTTGAATTTGCGTGCCGCGAAAGCAGTGTTTGACTATGGGGTAGCCGAAAATGGGTGTGGTTGGGCGGCGTGGGCTTGGAAAGGCTGTGATTGACCCTTCCTGTGCGTTCTAAGCGGGGGCGCAAAGGGTGGGGTGTAGATACCACCCCCCACCTTTTTGAACGCTCTACGGGCTTCCTATTGCGTGGTTTTTTGGGCAACCCGCATGGAATAAGGGTTTTGGAAGATTTCTTTGATTTTTTGTAAAAGATGCTTGCAATCTGGTCGCACATACCCTTATGCTGAATTCATCGGGATACGGAAAGCCCGAAGAAAAGGAACAAAAGGAACAATGCAAACAGCAACACAAACCACGACACCCGAAATTGGGATGTCGGCAACCTATTACATCGGAAGCGATGCATACCATGAAATCATCGTGGACATCACCCGCAACGGGCGAAGCGTCTTGACACTTAGCGCGAAGCAAGTTCTTGGTGGCGTATCACTTGAAGATTGGAACAGTGTTCCGCAATCAGTTCGCGCAATCCGCGCACGCGATACATGGATTGAATTGATTGCTGGCATCGTTGATAACGCCGATGATGAATTTGATGCCAATGTGACAATTGAGCGAATTCGCAACCGCAACACTTACACACTTCGCAAGTCGGGCGAATTCTTCAAGAAGGGAACAGACTTCGGCTATTTGAAACTGAATAGCCAATATCAATACAGCGACCCATCATTTTGATCGGTCATCCCCCGCACCGCGAAGGCGGCGCAGGTTCAAGACCTAGCGGGGGAACAAGGCAGGAATGCCGAAGCAAAACCAACAACACAAAAGGAACAAGGAACAATGACCAAGAAAACAACCCGCTTGCCAATGTCAAAAACAGAAATGCGTGGACAAATCACTTACACACGCGAACAGATGAGACAAGCAATGGTGATGGCAGAATTCGGAAAATGGGATGATGCAGTGGATTATTTGCAAAACGCCATCATCCAACTTTCCTTCGTACGGTCACAAGCAGAAAAAAACATTGAATCACTTGCTGATGAAAAGGTTGGTGCGTGACATGGCGAACACCAAACCATTGACCAACATTGAAATCGCCAGACGCAACGCAATTCTGGCGACATTAGATAAAATCGTTACGCACGAACTTGGCAAACATTGGACAGTGGAAGCGCATATGGCACGCAAAGCCGCGCTTCTGGAAATCATCAACAACAACGAAGGGGAATAGCAATGGCAATTTTGATATCACACAACATCCGTATCGTCTGCGACAAATGCGGCGCAGAACATCACAGCGACGAAACCACTGTTGGCGCGGTGCGACGCGAAGCAATGGAATTGGGTTGGGGCAACAGCCGCAACAAAGACATCTGCGCAAAGTGTCGCCTACGCAAACCGAAGGGTTGGACAGATGAACGATGGGAACAGATCCGATGAAAGCGGCAATCCTTCTGAAAGCATTGTTCTGCACCGCGTTGTTTGCACCAAATGCAGACAAGACCATTGGCGATGATTGGGCAATTCACCCATTCAGCATCGCATTGACAACGCTGATCATCATGGGTTGTTGGATGACCAGCGAAAGCGTTGCACCCCGCAGTTACAATCGCCGCAAAGGAAAGGAACACAAGAACCGATGAATGAATGTGTGGTGGCAAGCGCAAGCGCAGGCGCGTTCGTTCCTTCCCCGCGCCGCTTCGCCCGTGCAATTCGGGCGCACCACATCATTCATAACGAAAGGCGATTTCAATGGAACACCTATCACCACAACACTTGCGCGATGCAATTGAATTCCTACAAAAAGTGTTCGTGGGATCAGCCGATGAACAACGGCTGGTGGAAACAATCAACGCACTACATCGGGAACTGAAAAGGAAACAGAATGCAAAACGAAAACAAAGTTGATGGGCTGGTTGCAGAAACCGAAGCATGGCAAGCCCGATGCGACGAACTAACCATTGCCAACGAACAACTGCGTGAACAACGCGAAACTGCACGCGGGCTGGCACAACGCCTAGAAGAAGCCTTGACCCAATCAGAAGAAAAGGTGAAAGAACTATCCGCAACAGTGGACAGATTGCGTTTGCATATCCAGCAAGGCGTTGAACTGTAATGCTTGACGGATTCCTAGCCATCGCTGTCGTTGCTCTCGCTGGATTGCTGATGGGTCTCGCACTTAGGAAGTTCGCGGAATGAAATGGGCGATGTATCTAGCGGGAATGGTCATCGGTGGATGCGTTGGATTCATCGTCTCGCAAGCAAACGCAGTAAAGAAACACAACAAGGAAGCGAAACAAACACAGGTTCTCATTCAGGAATTAGCGGGGTTGCGTGGCGAGATGCACGCAACACAACAAGAACGATGGCGATACTGATGTCAGACAACGAAACAATCCCCGAACAACCACGCACAATCCTTGAAGCCGACACCGATGGATGCGTGCGCTGGATCGTCACCCTGCAACCAGACATCACACACGGACTAGACGAACCAACCGATGTCCTGATTTGGATGTGGGCAGACGGTTCAATTCATGTCGCAACACGCCCAACCTTTCAACCGCAATGGTCGTGGTCACCCCCTGTTTATGGTGACCGCATATGAACGAACCAATGCGCCACGCAACCGAAGTGCTAGTGAACGCATCGGTCATCATCAACAACGACAGAAATAAAACCTATGGGCATGTCATTGATGACTACAACAAAGTTCGCGACATCTTCCACGCTCTAACAGGAATCCAACTAGACCTGCACCAATGCCTGATGTTTATGGCATCAGTAAAACTTGCACGCCTACGCACCAACTTGCAACGCGACATCCTGCACAAAGACAGCCTGACCGACCTGATCGGCTACCTAGCACTACAAGCAGAAATCACAGAACCAACATGACCACATCCATACTTTGCAATTGGTGCAAACAAATCATCACCCACGAACCACGCCGCATCATCGGATGCAACTGCGACCCCGACGCACCCCAATGGTGCTACATAGACGCAGACGGAACACCCAAAGGATTACGCGCCGCAAACTACACAACCATCAACGAAGGGAACAGCAATGAGGAAATCAGAAATCTATAAACGCCACCACAAGATCCGCCGCCTACCCGCCGAACCATTGTTCAGCATGTTCAACGGTGAACTGAACGATGCACAAATGGCAGAAGCCCTACGGCTACGCAGAAGTAAAATCGGCTATTGGCGCAAACACGGAATCCCCTTCTACCAAGCAGATGAAGTAGCGTGTCACATCGGCGTTCACCCTTCACACATATGGGGAAAACAATGGTGGCAATCTTCATAGATCAATTGACACCACACCCACGCAATGTCCGACAAGGCGACATCGGCGCAATATCCGTAAGCCTAGAAACCTTCGGACAATACCGACCCATCATCTACCAAAAGAAAACCAAACACATCATCGCGGGCAATCACACATGGAAAGCCGCAAAACAATTGGGATGGAAAACAATCAACGCAGAAGCATTTGATTGCGACGACGATACTGCACTACGAATCCTGATCGCAGACAACCGCGCAACAGACCTAGCCACCTATGACGAAACAGCATTGCTTGACATCCTGCGCGAACTAGCCGCCACCGATAAACAATTGGATGGCACACTGTTTGACGAACAAGACCTGCAACAACTACTAGACGACACACAACCACAACCAACACCAGAACCAGCAACAATCATCTGCCCCGAATGCGGCGCACAAGTGAAGTACGAACCGTGATCCACCGACCCTGCCTGAACTGCGGAACACTAACCAACCAGACACGATGCATCATCTGCCAACGCGCACACAACAAAACCAAAAACAACAAACCCAAACCCGCACACAGACGCGGCAGTTACAA